CATGCCTAACGTTAAATACAAACAAGTTATCAAAAGAGTAGCTACTGATGACATCATCAAAAATGCAACTTGTGATTTTGATCCAACTTCTACTGTAACTTTAACAGAGCGAGTTCTTCAACCTGAATCATTCCAAGTTAACCTACAATTATGTAAGGCTGACTTTAGAGCTGACTGGGATGCTATCCAAATGGGTTACTCTGCATTCGATGTATTGCCTAAGTCTTTCGCTGATTTCTTAATTGCACACGCTGCTGAGAAAGTTGCTGCTGGAATGGAGACTTCAATTTGGAGAGGTGTTAACGCAACAGCTGGACAATTTGCTGGAATCATGACACAATTAACTACTGACGCTGCTTTACCTGCTGCTCAAGAAATTGCGGGTACTACTGTTGATGCTACAAACGTTATTGCACAATTAGGTTCTATCGTTGACGCTTTACCTGCTGCATTGTACGGAAAAGAGGATTTAGTTCTTTATGTTTCTAACAACATTTATAGAGCTTACGTTCGTGCGTTGGGTGGTTTTGCTGCTGCTGGTGTAGGTGCTAACGGTTACGATAACAAAGGAACAAACCAAGTATTGAATGACTTGTATTTTGACGGTGTTAAAATATTCTTAGCTAACGGACTTGCTTCAAACACTGCACTTCTTTCTCAAACTTCAAACTTGTATTTTGCAACTGGTTTGATGAATGATATGAACGAAGTTAAGGTTATTGATATGGGTGACATCGACGGTTCTCAAAACGTACGAGTAGTTATGCGATTTACTGCTGACGCTAAATACGGTTTTGCTTCCGACTTGGTTACTTACGGAATCGTAAATTCAGCTAACTAATCAAACTAAACTATAAGCGAGGGTGGTGAAATATACGCCACCCTTTTTTGTTTAACATTAAAAAAATAATAAAATGAGCTGCGATATAGCAAACGGAAGATTAGAAGCGTGCAAGGATGCAATTTCAGGACTTCTAAATATTTACTTTATTAACTACGGTGCTTTAAATTTAGAGGACGTTGTTTATAAAGATACTGGGGCAAATTCAGATGTAATTGATTCATGGCCAGCAGATGCCCGTGTATCTCTTTACAAGTACGAATTAAAAGGCGCAAATGGTTTTGAACAAACTATTCAAACGTCAAGAGACAACGGAACAACGTTTTTTGAGCAGGTTTTGACTGTACAATTAAAAAAACAGGACATTGCTACACATAAGAATGTTAAATTGTTGGCTTACGGACGACCAAGAATCGTTGTTGAAACAAGAGACCACCAATATTTTATGGCTGGTTTAGACCAAGGCTGTGACGTTACTGCTGGAACTGTATCTTCAGGAACTGCAATGGGTGACTTCAACGGATATAACTTAACATTCACAGGAATGGAAAGAATACCTGCTAATTTCTTGGATTGCACAAACGAAACTGAATTATCTGAAATCTTTACTGATGGGGTTAATGATGCTTTAATTGTAAGTAATTAAGATTGCCTTTCCATAAATAGGTTTAAGACCCTGCCTTTTTAGGTGGGGTTTTTTATTTAAGAAACAATTTGAAGTGTTTTAAGTTAATAAAGTATGATAGTTTTAACTACTTCAACAAATGCGCAAACATTCGCTTTAATTCCGCGAAATGGAGACTTCGATACTGTTGAAATAACGGACGACCAAACCAATGAAACAACGGTTGTTGAAGAGTGGGAATTTACGGCAGGAGATTATTATTCTACAATGGAGGTTGAGGTTGAATTAGTTGAAAATCATTTTTACAATTTAGTACTAAAAGACGGAACAAACATCGTTTACCGTGATAGGATATTTTGCACCGATCAACCGATAGTTACTTTCTCGGTTAACAACGGGCAATATACTTCAAATACAACTGCAAATACTTTTATAGTTTATGAGTGATAACATACATATTATTAATTTAAGTTCATACCAAACGCCAGTAATTCAAGAATCAAAAAGAGATAATTGGGTTGAGTTCGGGGAGGACAATAATTACTTTCAATACTTAATTGACAGATACACGTATTCTACGACAAATAACGCAATAATAAACAATATAAGTAGATTGGTTTATGGACGTGGTTTAAGTGCGTTAGATGCAAGTAAAAAGCCAAATGAGTACGCTCAAATGATGGCTTTATTACATCCTGATTGCGTTCGTAAGTTAGTAGTCGATAGAAAGATGTTAGGGCAGTGCTCTATTCAAGTTCATTATTCAAAAGACCGTAAAAGAATTTTAAAGGCTTACCATATGCCTGTTAATTTATTACGTGCTGAAAAGTGTAATAAAGACGGCGAAGTGGAAGGTTATTACTATTCAGATAATTGGCAAGATGTTAAAAAGTACGCACCTAAAAGAATACCTGCTTACGGATATTCAAACGAACAAATAGAAATACTTTACGTAAAGCCTTACACGGTTGGAATGAAGTATTACGCATACCCTGATTATCAAGGTGCGGTTCCTTATGCTAAACTTGAGGAAGAAATAGCAGACTATTTAATAAATGAAGTTCAACATGGATTCAGCGGTACAAAGGTTATAAACTTCAACAATGGTATTCCTACTGAAGAGCAACAAAGTATCATTACAAACAAAGTAAACGCACAATTAACGGGTTCTAAAGGACTACGAACTATTGTAGCATTTAATGCAAGTGAAACAAGCAAAACAACCGTAGATGATATTCCATTAAACGACGCACCTGAACACTATTCGTATTTAAGTGAGGAGTGTTTACGTAAGATTATGTTAGGTCATAACGTAACAAGTCCGCTTTTATTTGGTATTGCAACGTCAACGGGTTTTAGTTCGAATGCTGATGAACTTAAAAATTCAAGTATTTTGTTTGACAACATGGTTATTAAACCTATGCAAGATGAATTACTTGAAGCTTTTGATAGGATATTGGCTTACAATGGAATTTCGTTAAAGTTATTCTTTAAGACTTTACAGCCTTTGGAGTTTATGGACTTAGAAAACGCCCAAACAGAAGAGCAGGTAGCTGAAGAAACAGGAACTGAATTAAGTTCACAAAGTGATAAAATTGCTCAAGCGTTAATTGATTTAGGTGAGGATGAAAATCCTGACTGGATATTAATAGATGAACACGAAGTTGACTACGATACAGATGACAAAGACAACGAGATATTAAGCAAAGAGCCTAAACAAAGTTTATTATCTAAGGTTGTTAATTTAGTTTCAACTGGAGATCCGAGACCTAATTTGCGAAGTGGACAAGATGCGGTTATTGATGGCGTTAAATTTTTAACTCGGTATGTTTACACTGGAGAAAGAAAAGAAAATGGACGTGAATTTTGCAAATCCATGATGAGGGCAAATAAACTTTATCGAAAAGAGGACATTATAAAAATGGGAAGTCAGCCAGTTAATGCTGGTTTTGGAATTGATGGAGCTTCGACATATTCAGTATGGTTGTATAAAGGTGGTCCTAATTGTTATCATCGCTGGAATAAAAGAGTTTATGCAACGTTTGAGGGTCAAGCTATTGATGTAAACACAGCTAAACAAATTGCTGGGCGTAAAGCAGAGAAATTAGGTTATGTAGTTAAAAATCCAAGTTTGGTAAGTCAAAGAATGATTGACCGAGAGGACAGAGGATATTATAGAAAATAAGATGGCAGAAGCATTACTTATAACAAGAGATGACATCGTGAAGTTTACAGCCATGAATGGCAACGTAGACACGGATAACTTTATTCAATGGATTAAGGTCGCTCAAGATATTCACATTCAAACATACTTAGGCACTAAGTTATTAGACAAAATAAAAGATGATATTGTAAACGATGATTTAGGTGGTAATTATTTAACGCTTGTAACGACTTATATAAAGCCTATGCTGATACATTGGGCAATGGTTGAGTATTTACCCTTTGCGGCTTATACAATCGCTAATAAAGGCGTATTTAAACACAATTCGGAGAACGCTACAAACGTAGAAAAAGACGAAATTGATTTCTTAATAGAAAAAGAGCGTTCAATAGCACAGCATTACACGGAAAGGTTTATTGATTACATGAGTTTTAACCAAGACTTATTTCCTGAATATAACTTAAATTCAAATGGGGATATGTACCCGGACACACAAAACAATTATTTTGGATGGTTCATTTAAAGAAATACAAGCCTAAGGCTGAAAACATTAAAAAATTACAAATTTATTTAAACAAAATAAA